TTCTTACGATGCCGAAGGAGGCTGGTGGTTAAACAAGGCGAGTTTTACATGGGTCATACATAGAGTGAAAGATACTCATAAAAATAATATTATCGTTGAAGATGTAAGAAACAAACATACTGGGGGATCACGAACGGATTTATATAACGAGTTAATTATCGAATGGCTTGTAACAACAATAAACATTATACAAGGGGATGATATTCACATAAACGTAATTCAATACTTAGTACGAAAACACAACCCTATAAATTTTGATTACGAATACTTACCAGAGACTGAAGAGATATTACCATCATTAACATCAAATGAAGCTTTTGAGTTTAGTGAACAACTACCCTTTTAAATAATAAAAAAATTACACTATGGAATGGTATGATTACTTAGACCCAGATAACGACTTAGAAAACAAATGTACTGAGTGCGGTACACCAATAAAAGAAGATAAAACATATTGCTCTCGCGATTGCTATACTGGTAGTATGTTATAATAATAACTAAATAAATAAATATGGAACAATCAGATTGTTGCGGTGCTGAAAGATGGCATCATAGTACAGACCTTTGTAAAGAATGTAAAGAACATGCAGAGTTTACAGAAATAGAAGATTAATAAGTAAACAAACAATATTGTAAGTAACTCAATTACTTATGTTAATAAAGTGTGCGGTATTAAATAATACATACCGTACATTTATTCCGTTCTCAGCGGACAAGTGCTACACAAAAAACGTATCGGATTAAATTAAAACACCTTTCTCAGAAGGTGTATTCCTATTTGCGTTTAAACCAATTTAAAAGATGTTAGAAAAGATATATAGTTCTCATAATAAATGGATAAATACTACCCTAAAGTTTGGATGTACTCAAGAAGAGGCTGAAGATATAGTAGGTAAAATGTATCTCATAATTGGAACGATGCTTAATAAAGGTTTAAACATATCATACGGGGACGAAGGGGTAAATTATTACTACATATATCTAACTCTTAAAACATCATTTCTCCAGTTTAAAAACAAACAGAACAAAGAGAATAAAATATCTATTGACTTAGTATATAATATTGAAGCAGATGAATATGTAGACTATGATACACCTAACGAAATTGTATTAGATGAGTTAGATAAATTGCACTGGTATGATAAAAAGATTTACAATTTAGTGGAAGGAGTTGATTGCTCAATGACAAAATTATCTAACCAAACAAATATCTCTTATCATTCTATTTACAACACCTATCGAAAAGTAAAGAAGCATTTAAAATCCAAGTTATGAAATTAGGAGACTTAATAGAAAGGATAACATATTACTCTGGTATAAAGTATTTAGTTAAAAAGATATGGGGAGACGATTGCGGATGTGATCAGAGACAAGAAGAACTAAACGAGATCGAACTATGGTAATAACAAACAAAGACAATATGAAACTAACCCAATTAAAAAAGAAAATAATGTTATATAGAGAAGAAGGAATTTTAAAAAGAATATTAGAAGACACAGATCAAGACCTATTAATCGCAGAAGGTTTTGACGATGCAGTATTGGGTCTTGAACATAATTCATCAAGGTTGATATATTCAGTATCAATTGGTTTAGAAATACTTATTGATCAAGAGGGTATGAATACGCAAGATGCTTTTGATCATTTAAATTATAATGTAATTGGAAAATATGCTTTAGGGGACTTAACTCCTATATGGTGTTGTGACATTTAATAAGCCTAAAAAGTTTAATATGAAAGAAGATATAAAACTCTGGAAACAAACAAGGCTAAGAATAACTACCAAGATGTCTAACGATGATTTTAAATTAATGTGCCTTTTACATTCAAGACATTATTCTCATAAGTATAGCGAACCATGTACTTGCAATAAAAGAATACTAAGATTATGGATTGAGCAATTAGACAATAAGCTAAAAGATGAATAAACAAGTAGCTAAAGAATTAAAAATATTTACCAATAAAGTTTGTGATAGATACTCTAATAATAATAGAGCGAATAACTTCAACAATGAAACTTTTAAAGTACAAGAAATAATCCCTACAAGTGATCACACCGCAACAGTAATTTATGAAAAGGATACGGGAAAGAGAGCCATCTTTTTCTTCTATTATTTAGCATCCTCATCTTATAGTAAATGGAATTACTTTGTTCCAACAGATAGCCATCTAAATGGAATGAATGTAATCATGAATCAAAAGGTCGAAGTAGAAAGATATAATTATAAATACAATTTTAATAATGAAAAATAAAAAATTCACAGTAAACGAAAGGATAGTATTATTGGAGAAGATGACTTATAAATTAGCCTTAGAGATTCAAGCAATTGTTCAAGCAATTCAAAAGACTCAAGAAGAAATTCAAGAATAAG